AGTTGGTGAAGTATTACCAGTTGTTGTACAAAAAGTATTAGTTGGTGCTGCTGCTGCTGGTGGTCAACCAAACACGCTTACTACAGCAGGAAAATTAACAGCATTTATATAACATTTAAAAAAACAATTATGCACCCAATACACAAACACGGTAGCGGTATGAGATCTGCTGAAAGATACGACGCTAAAGAAGCTTATAACAAAAAACTATCTAGCAAAGCTAGAATGCATTATTTAGAGAATGATATCGCAGATCATAAAGGATCTCCAGCTCACATGGAAGGTGGTAGAAAAAATCACAAAATGAGTAATAGTGAATACTCTGCTCATTTAGAAAGCCCAAAAGGAAAAAAAGAACACGGAGCAGGTATGTCAAGATATAGTGATTCTCCAGCAGAAGTTACAAAAAAGGGACAAGCTCAAATACTAGCTAGCGATGCTAATCCAGGCTTTAAAGAAGCAATAGCAGCCGCTTCACCAGTAGACAATGTTTCTTATGGAGACAAATCTGGTAAAACAGGATATATAGGTGGTATGTCTAGAGAATCAGCTAAACAAGAGAAAAAAGATCTTATGAAATACAACGCTGTAGATGATAAAGCAGGTATGTCAAGATATAAGTGTAAAAAATAATAAATGGCATTTAAACTTAAACCACCATTTGAGCTAAGCAGTTCTCCTATTTACGTAAGAGATCTAGAACACGGTGTTTTAGGTAAAGGCAACAAAAACGGTACTATATTAGTAGCGCCTAACTTAAACGATAAGGCAGAAAAAAGTGTTATAGAACACGAAGAAATACATATAGACCAAATTAAGCGTGGTGATTTAGATTATGATGATGACAACGTATATTGGAAAGGTAAAACTTACCCTCGCTCTAAAATGAAAGAGGGTAGTCCTAACCTACCGTGGGAAAAAGAAGCTTACGACAAAACAGACGATTACAATACATTATAATTATGGGATTCAAACAAAAAAGTATTTTTACAAAAAGTGGATTATCAAGAAGATCTTCTAGCCCTTTAAACAATTTAGAAGGAGCTGCTGATTTAGCTAATCTAGATTATACCGATACTGATTTTACTGCAGATTTAAACGGTAAAAAAATAGCTTTACAGGGAGAAGCTATAATACCTGGTAAAGAAGTAGAAAAACAAGCTACTACTCCAGAAGAAATTGAAGCTTGGAAAAAAGCTTCAGAAGAAAGTAAAGATAAGTATAGAGACAAAAAAGTAATTAGAGAAAGAGATTATACTGAAGGTTTATTAGAGAAATACGGTAGATACTACAAAGAAGATCAAAAAGGTAGAAAACACGTTGTACATCCAATAGATTCAGGAGAATATTTAAGTATATCTGAAGCAAAAAAACATTTTGGAGGGGAAGATACACCAGGTTATATAAAATGGTTTAAAACTCACCCGACAGCAGGTTGGGCTACGGCTAAACCAGGTTATGGATTTGAAACAGATTATGAACCAAAATTTAAATCTAACAAAAATTTAACTGATTATACTTATAAAATAAATGAGTAAAAAGAAATTTAAAGATACAACCGTTGGACAACTATTGTTTGGCGCAGCGTCTGTAATCAATCCTACATTAGGAAGTGTGTTACAAGGTGTTACTTCGCCAAAAGAAGCTATTGAAGCTATTTCAAAAGCCGATGTCCCAGCAGATGATAAGATAAAATTACAACAAATAATCTACGAACAACAAAACAAAGAAATAGAAGCTATAACATCAAGATGGCAAGCAGATTCTATATCTGATTCTTGGATGTCAAAAAACGTACGTCCATTAGTTTTAGTATGGTGTATTGTTGTATTTTCTTTTGCAGGTATACTAGACAGCATAGAAACACTACCTTTTCATATAAATGAATTATGGAATGATACTTTTGAAAAAGTAATGATGTCTGTAGTTTTAGCATATTTCGGTGGACGAAGTAGTGAGAAAGTTACAAGCATATTCAAGAAGTAAAAGTAAGCATTAATAAGTAATAATAATCATAAGTAAAACAATTAACAACAATTAAAATTAAATCAAATGAGTAAAGATTCAAAAATTACAGACAAAGAGTTAGAAACAATTAAAGAACAACAACAAAAAATTCAAACAGTTGTTTATGACTTAGGAGCATTAGAAGCTAAGAAATTTGAAATTTCTGCAGCGTTAAAAGAGTTTAATGATGCTTTAAACGAAACTAAAAAAGAATTAGAAGAAAAGTACGGGCAAGTTAATATTAACTTACAAGACGGATCTTACGAGGAAATTGTACCTGAAGTAGAAGCTGAAGAAGTAAAATAAATGAACTCTATTATAAGGAAGATAAGTATAGGCGCGGACTATAAAAACGAAGCTATGCATTATTCTGTAGGACAATCAGTTTATGGTGGTCACACAATTAATAACATAACTTTAGACGAATCTGATAATTCTTATAATATATACATTAAAAAAAACGACGAGGTAATGCCGTGGAAGAAATTTAATTCTAACATGGCTATCTCTGTTGAATACGATTTAGAGTATTAATGAACAGTGTATATGACTTTATTATATCTCCTAAAAACAAAAGATATAATAATGAGAAAAAAGTTGGTGACAAAACTTTAGTATTAAATACTAACATTGAAGATCACAAACTGGTTAGCAAAGAAGCAATTGTAGTTTCTGTGCCATTAGCGTTTAAAACTATTTTAAAAGTTGGAGATGAAATAATGGTGCACCATAATATATTTAGAAGATGGTATGATGTTCGTGGCGAACAAAGAAACAGTGGTCAATATTTCAAAGAAGATTTATATTTTTGTAAACCAGATCAAATTTATCTATATAAAAAAGATAATAAATGGTTAGCAATTGGTCAAAGGTGTTTTATAAAACCTATAAAAGACATTGACAATTTAACGCTTGATATTGAACAAAAGCATATTGGTATATTAAAAATAGGTAATAGTTCATTAGAAGCGCTAGGAATTAACGAGGGAGATCTTGTAGGTTTTAGAGCTAACAGAGAATGGGAATTTATTGTAGGCGATCAGCGTCTTTATTGTATGAAATCAAATGATATTATTATAGAGTATGAATACCAAGGAAACGAAAAAGAATATAATCCAAGCTGGGCACGTAGCGGTTGAGGAACTTATTAAAGTTGCTAAAGAAGCTATTGTAGATTCAGACGATGATATATCAGCTGACAGACTTAAAAATGCTGCTGCTACAAAAAAATTAGCTATATTTGACGCTTTTGAAATACTTAATCGTATTAATGAAGAACAAGACATGTTAGAAAAAAAACCTAAAGAAGTTAAAAAAGAAACTACATTTCGTGGTTTTGCTGAAGGAAGATCTAAGTAATGTATAAGCAGAATTTATATAAAGTATTACCTGATTATATTAAACCTAAAATTCTTAAACGAATGAATAGGTATAATAAATGGGAGTATGGATATAATGATGATCATGATATGATTGTTATATCTAAGACTGGACAAATTGGAGAAGTTTATGAGATACAAAATCTTAAAATAGCTTTACCTAAACAAAACAATGTTCATAGGTTTGAAAAAAACAAATGGACTAGGTTTGATTACCCTAAAGTATTAAGTAAAATAAAAACAGTATTTGATTGGAGAGAATACCCTGAAGACTTTAAAGAACAGTGGTATGACTATATTGATATTGAGTTTAAAAGGCGTGAAGAAGGTTTTTGGTATATAAACAAAGATAAACCTATATTTATAACTGGTACTCATTACATGTATTTACAATGGTCAAAAATTGATGTTGGCCAACCAGACTTTAGAGAATCAAATAGATTATTTTTTATATTTTGGGAAGCTTGCAGAGCAGATGACAGAAGCTACGGTATGTGTTATTTAAAAAACAGACGATCTGGATTTTCATTTATGGCATCTGGTGAAACTGTTAACATGGCTACAATATCAACCGATGCGCGTTTTGGTATATTATCAAAGTCAGGTGCTGATGCTAAAAAAATGTTTACAGATAAGGTAGTACCAATATCAGTAAACTATCCTTTCTTTTTTAAACCAATACAAGACGGTATGGATCGACCTAAAACAGAGCTAGCATATCGTGTGCCAGCTTCTAAGTTTACAAGAAGATCTATAGTTTCTACAGACAAACAAGAGGATATAACAGGACTT